GGTTCCAGGCGGTTTGTGCGGAGACCAGTACGGATAGACGTCGTAGGTTCTTTTTCAATTTCTCAACTCCTCCACACTCTCCTTAACCGCCCGGATAATGTACCGCACATCGGCCTCGGTGGTATCCCACCCGATGGACAGCCGCAGGGAGCCGCGCCCGGTTTCCTCAGTGTATCCCATCGCTTTAAGTACATGAGATGTACTGACCTGGCCCTCAGAACATGCGGAACCAGAGGATGCATATACGCCTCGTTTATCCAGTGCCAACACCAGCGGTTGTCCATCAATGTCGCTGAACACAAAAGAGGCGATGGACGGAGAACGCTGTGTGGGGTGTCCAGTCAGTTCCGTACCTGGAATAGAGAGGATGCCGTCAATCAGAATGTCACGTAGTTTAGTGAGATAGGGCACGCTCTTGTCCAGATTATTGGTTGCCCACTCAATTGCCGCACCCATTCCAGCGATACCAATTACATTTTCTGTCCCTGCCCGTTTTCCCGCCTCTTGGTGTCCCCCGTGGAGCATAGGGAGTATGTCTACACCCCTGCGCACGAACAAGGCTCCTATGCCCTTCGGGCCACCGAACTTGTGAGCTGACATAGAGAGCAGGTCTACCCCCGTCTCTCTCACATCAACCGAGATATGCCCGACGGCCTGGGTGGCATCGGTATGGAATAGCTTATCAGCGGAATTGGTCGCCCATGACGCAAGCGATTTCATGTCTTGTACTGTTCCGATCTCGTTGTTGACCCACAGAACCGACATGGTATCAATGAATTTCAGGTCTATAACAGGTTTGGATGGGACCATTCCTAGATGGTCACTTTCGAGTCCGACAATTCCACCACGCCGTCCATATTCCATCGAACTGTGCTCTACATTGCTTTTTACTGTACTAAATGCTGAAAGCACCCAAATATTTGCCTCCGTTGCCCCAGAGGTGAAGT